TTCTCGCGCCTTCCAAAGCGTACCGAAGTGCATCGATTACATGGTTGTTCTTGTCGGCCAGCTTGCTAGTAGGAACTCCGGTTAGGTCGTCAATCTCATAACTGTAGGCCGTGAGTTCATCGATGGCGTGCCTGCATCGAGGGTTGACCACAATGTCGTAAGAGCGCAGGAACTCCACGCCCTCCTCTACGCTTCTGGCGCCCTTTACAGCCGGGACAATCTTGGGATACCCATTGCGGCGCAGATAACTAATCGTCTCAGGTCTTGAGGAATCGGCAGTAATCGGCCACTTGCTGGAATCAGGCACGGACTCAAACAGAAGCGGGGTCTTGTCAATCTCGCATCCAATCTCCCAGGCTTCATAGTCAATGAACAGATGCCTGCCCTTGGAGTCTGGGATGGCCTTGTCTCCCTCTAGCCTACCAATCCAGCAGCGCACCAGAGTTGTCGGGTCTACCGAATAGCCCCAGTCTGCGCCCAGGCGGAACACGGCATTAGAAGGCGTATCGAACTCTTGAACAGTCCAGTTCTTGAACACTCGCGCCTCTGAGTTCTTCTCGTACTGGCCTTCCCAAACGTGTAGATACTTGTCGTAATCGCGTTTCTTGTCGTACTCCATCTCCTGACGCAGCTCTTCCGGGAGCCACGGGTTGTCCGAATGGTTCACCAGCTTGAGGACTGTCCTCGGTGGAGTTGAGTCTCCGCAGAACATCGCATCAACAGGGTCTGTTTCTTTGCGCGGGTTCCAGGTAAAGATCAGTTGCGATCCAGGCTTGCGGATTGTCGGGACAAGGATGTTCAGGCTGTTTTGAGAGACAGTCGCAGCTTCTTCAATCCAAGCGATATCCACACCCTCCATTGACTTGATGGAGTCTGGATTGCCTCGCAGACCGGCAAAGATGAACAGCGAGCCATTTGCGCCGCGTATCTCTGTGTCTGTGCTGGTAAAGAACGAACTAAGACCCAAGCGAGCTATCTCGTCATCCAGCAGGCGCTTCACAGAGTCACGAATGGACTTCTGGACCTCTCGCCCACACAGAACGCGCAGAGGCTTTGCCGCCGCACGAATGACAAGAGCCGAAGCAACGGAACGACTCTTCCCGCTGCCTCGGCCTCCTCGGATTGCTAGGTATCTGGCCGACTCGTCAAATAGACATTCGGACCATTCTGGCAATTCAGCTTTTGCCATCTGCCTTTACGAACTGGACAGTCAAAGCCTGTTCAATCGGCTTGCCATCAATGCCGCTCACTTCTTGAGTGACCTTGTCGCCAAACTTCTTGGGACACAGCTTGGACAATACCCATTTGCGCGAGTCAATCCGCAATTGAGCCCGCTTGATATTCTCACCGTTAACACGCCAGCCGGGATTGTCTGGATCGTTCTTCTCCATCCAGTCGTTTGTCCCGTTGTCGGCGATATCCATGATGTCTTCTGCGAGCGCTTCCAAGCCTTCTTGCTTTGCCTTCGCGTACTGCGCACCAAATTCAGGATGCCGACCAATCCAGCGCCAAATGGTAATCAGTTCCGGCGCCCAGTCTTGACGACACACAGCCCGCAAGCTTTGCCCCTCTGAGAGAGCCAAGCAAATGCGAGCTGCAATATCTTCGTTGTAGTCTGACGGCCTACCTGCTGGCATGGTGCTAATCTAGGTTGATAGTTCACCTAGTTTAACACAATGGGCTTATTCGTAGTAGATGCGATCAGTGAGCCAGCGGACAAAATGAGAATGTTCGCTTGTTGCAGCCTCTGCCGCGCCCTCGCAGCTATCGAGCGTGTGTGTCAGCCCGTGCGGATCAAGATAAACCCGAAACCATTTCTTTTCGGGCTTTAGGCGGAATTCGTAGGTGGGCTCTTTGTTTTCAAAGTCATCGTACAAGTTTTGGCAAACAACCTCCATCAACCGAAGAACGCTAGGATGAACCCACGCGCCATACTTTGGCCTAATCTGCACTTTCTTGCCATCCGCAATCCAGCGGAGGACTTCTGCGTATTCTGGTTTCATTGGTTATCTCCTTTCAATTTGTACTCTTCTACCTCAAAAACAAAACGACCGGTCGCAGCATTCATTTTTTGCGCATCTTCCCATGCATCGACATACGTCGAATAGACTCCGACGATTCCATCTATGCCAGTGAATCTGTTGTTTCTCGTGATGATGTAGATGTACACACCGCCCATTTCCTCTCCTTTGTCAATAGCCATGCCGGGTGACTAAATCGAGCGAAGATGGGCTTTTGCATCCTCATCAAGATCATTGATACCAACTTCAGGAGTTCGCCAGTCGGTCATATCCCAATTGCCTTTACCGTGGTTGCATTCGTGGCACAGGATTTGGAGATTGTCTAGAGACAATGCTAGATGAGGGAATAGCTTCCTAGGCTTAATATGATCGACGTTCATCACTGCGCCATCAGCCGGACTAGCTCCGCAACATTGGCAGCGTGCTCCGTACATTTTTAGCGCTTCCATTCTCAACTTGCGCCACTCATAACTTGACAAAAATGAATCTGAATTAGCCTGTTGAAAAGCCGCTTTTTTTGTTCTTTTTATGTGTTGAATTGCGCTTTTTGTTGCCGATTCAATTTGACGCTGGTCCCTTTGATTGCTCGCCATCAAAGACCGCATTTCAGCCATGTACGATTTTTCAACAATAGAATTTCTTGTTGAGAACCAAGAAATAAGTGCGCGTTTTTTGTCGCTCTTTCCGCGCGGGCAAGACCCATCTGGATAGCGCAGACGAAGCAAATTGCAAAGCCCTTGAGGTGTCTTGTTTTGAGCTTGCAATTGAGTCAATCGGCCGGTCTCTACTAGATGCCTCCTAGCTGCCTCCACCGCCACCTTGATATTTATCCCCATAAATACTCCATAAGAGAACTAAAAATTAAGGCAGCAGGCAAAGAAAAAGCCGTTAAGACCAGCCCCGGTAGGAACCCATACACCTGCAAGGCTTTTGGGCGGGGATGGGCCTAACGGCTCATTTCTTCATCGGTTCCTACGCCGACGCCACAAGTTTACACCAAATTCAAGCGGTGCAACCACGCTTTTTCAAAATCCGCAGATGCGCCTCATAAGCTGCCATGATCGTCTCAGCGCTTGCAAAGATGCTAAAACGATTCATAGCAGCCCAGGCGGTGGCTTCTGGGCTTGCTTTCATCATGCAACGGCTTGCGCCGCCTCTGCTTCTTCCTTGGTTGCGTAGACGCCAATCAGCTCACTATTCTTGAACAGTCGATAGACCGTTTCCTTCTTGCCAAACAGCTTGACGGTCAGTGCTTCGATCTTTGCCATTTCTCTCTCCGGTTTGTGTGTTGCGATGAGTGAACTTTAAGCCAGCTTCACTCATCTGCACATAGGGACAAACCCTAAGCCGTCACTTTTCCTTGCTGTAGGTGTATGCCGCCCACATTGCCGCAGTCCCTAGTGCTGCAATGCCTGCGTTCATGCTTTCCATTGCAAAGCCGTAAACGATCAGCAAGACAACAAGGACGATTGCGCTTTCGATTTGCTTCATGATTGTTCCTTGATAGTCATTTAAACCTCGTATTCGATGCGGTCGGTGAGCCAGCGGACAAACACTTGGCTGCTAAAAATACCTTCTTCTTGCGCTTGGTTTTGTGCTGCAAATGCCGTAAATCCGTCGCCATCCGGCTTTGCCAGCAGCGCAACCCTGTATGTCTGAGCCTTGGGCTTGATGCGGAATCTATTGTGGAAGTCGAAAATTGAAATACATGTAACATCAACCCATTCGCTATGCCTCATGAATTGAACACACTCCCCATCTGCAAACGCCTTAATAAACTCTACGTGCTTGTGCTTCATTTCTCTAACTCCATGTAATCTTCGCACCACATCTCAGCACGGTAGCCTACAAACCGCGCCAGGATAGCCGAAGCACGCATATGCACGCTCTGGCCGTTCTTTGCGTCGTTCAGCAACTGGATCAGCCGGTGCATTTCCTCGTCGCTATGCAGGAAGTCTAGAAACGCATCGGTCAGCTTCACTGCATGCACGTTCGACGTTTCCTTGCGTTGGTAGATCAGCGCATCGGGCGATCCATTGCCAATAGCATCCCAGCAGTCATGAGCTAGGCGCATCCTGGCCTCGGTCAATGCCGCCTCTTTTGCTTCGCGGCGCTTTTCCCAGTTGTCTTCTGCTTTTTCGATCATTGATTCATCCTTCGCCGTCGCCGGAGCCGTAGCCGGAGCCGGAGCCGGAGCCGTAGCCGGAGCCGTAGCCGTCGCCGTAGCCGGAGCCGGAGCCGGAGCCGTAGCCGTCGCCGTAGCCGGAGCCGGAGCCGGAGCCGTAGCCGGAGCCGTAGCCGGAGCCGTAGCCGTAGCCGGAGCCGGAGCCGGAGCCGGAGCCGGAGCCGTAGCCGTCGCCGGAGCCGTAGCCGTGGCCGTCGCCGTCGCCGGAGCCGGAGCCGGAGCCGTCGTCTTCTACAAATTGACGCTTAGTAGCCATTGATGCTCTCCTTTGCGGATTCAGAGCACGGAATCAGCTCGCAAACACCAGTCAGATAAATGGTCGGATTGCTGGAATCAATCTTGCACTGCCCACGATTCACGCCATGCTGCGCAACGCCGGAAAGCGCTACACCATCCTTTGCTTTCCACGACCACAGGCGCACGCTGTTAGACAGAATCACATTCTCGCCGTCCACGCTATCGACCGTGCCAGCATGCACGCCAGCCGAGTAGCAGCGGGCAATGACGTACTTGCCGACAAACGGATGAGCGGTCCTTGCTTGCGGGGCCTGTGCGCCAAACATGGATGCGATTTCACGGGCTTGAGCGATGGTCAGATTGTCAATGTTCACTTTTCTCTCCTTGGTTGATGCAGTCACACTAACCGCACTCACTAGCACCCCGTAGGGTGCTGAGTGGCTGGGGTCAGCGGGTTGCGTTATTCGTCACCGCCACATGGGCGCAGGCTTGATTAAGACCAATCTCCATCAGCTTGAAGAATTGAGCGCTGACGTTTTCGTGACCGGCGCCAATCAGATCAGCGATCACCTGAGCGGTCGTGTTGTGCTTGGCGGCCAGGAAGTCCAGGGTGGATTCGGTGACAACCTTGGCGATTTCCTTAACTTGTGCTGCGTTCATTTCTCTCTCCGGTTGCTTGTTGTCGATGCCTGTATCTTAGGCGTGCTGAAGAATTTGCACACTAGGGGAAACCCTAAGACGAAAAAAAGACCCCGGAGCTAGGCTCGACGGGGCCGAAGGCGCTTCACAGCACCAGGGGGAGAGACTCTTTACAATTTCATTCGATGTGTACTTTCACGGATGGCGACTGATCTGCCCACCCAGATTGCGCACGTGGTCAGCTTTTGGGCCTTGTGCGGCAATCGCCATGCGTGAAAGTACACATTTATTGTGGTGATTTTACTGTTCCTGGCCGCGCCAAATGCGGATCAGCTTGGGAACATTGATAGCGATCATTACGCTAGAGAGGACAATGCCGAGAACGAGGGACACAATCGAAAGCCAGTCTTTCAGGTCAGTCACAAGGCCAACTGTACCAACCGCTGTACTGTAAGCGGCTACCGCTGATGCGGCCTTGGGATTACTGGCGATCTGTGTAGCTAGCTCGCTGACGGTTTGACTTTTGTCCATGGCATTCGATGACGATCAGGATTACTTTAAGGATTAAGGCGACGAAACCCAATCCAAAGTTTATCACCAAAAGCCAGAAGAAAATTGCCGCATCCCCTCCATCCATTTAGCACCCCGAATTGATAGAGCAGAATAGCTAGATGAATGTAGAAGAAGTGTGCATTCTCAAACCCTAGTTCTACCGTCGCCCATGCCGCAAAATAAAGGCAGATAAGCCCCAAACAAGTTGCGGACATTCTAGCGGCAACTTCTCCGCCGACAAGCCTGCAAACTATTACAGGTACAAGAGTCAACAGAGCTATGCTAAAGAACTGGGTTGCGTAGTATTGAAAGGCTAGGAAATAGTGCCCCAGCTCAATGACGAAGAATGCCGCAGCGATTAACGCTACGCTCGGTCGTGAGCGATTGAGAAACACGCTCAAACCGTACAGTGAGAGCGTGTAGGGCTCCATCACTTGGCCTTGCGTGCCGGTGCCTTGACGCTCATCATGCCCTTGGCGGGCTTGCTGGACTTCTTAGCGGGGGTGACACTGCGGGGGAGGGGCTGACCCTTGTCTTTGCCGTAACCTGCGCTCATGGTGATTTCTCCAAAGTTGTGGAATGGTTAGTTTAACTCGGACTCGGCGTTAAGCTGCTTTATCTTTGCCTTGTAAGTGGCAATGATCTGTTTTAGGTCGTCAATTGTGTAGTGTCTCGGAGTTTGGTCTGCTTCTAGAGCCTCAACTCGTTCGAGTCCGATTCGCCCAATAAGGCCAATGCGGTAGTCAACAGCTCGTCCGGCACCGTACCTATTATGTTGCTTTCCCTGTCGGTGGCAGTTGTCCTCATGAAAGCGAAGGTGAGGGGCTGATCCAACGGATCTATAGTGCCCCGCATCCCACTCGCCTCCAGGTCCATCAGAATCCATAAAACGCCCGCAGCATATGCATGGTCTTCCGGAGTCTCGAAGTCGAATATAACGGTTGAATACAACTTGAGCCTCTTTCATCCATTCAGAGCGAGTCTTTAGCTTTTGCTTCCGCTCTCGATCCGTCTTGCGTTCTTGCTTTGCCTGATCCGTCTTGACCTTTGCTAAAGCACATGCGGGAGAACACACAGCCTGCATGGGTCGTGTAGGCTGGAATGTCTCCCGGCATACCTTGCACTTCTTACAGCGGGGCTTCTTCGCATTCATCAAGGATAGCGCCCTGGTGATACCGGCTGCCCATCTTTGTACACTCGCTGCGAGGGATGAGGATA